TATATTACTCCTTTGTAATATTTTTTATAACTAGGGTTACCAACTTCTACTCCACCAAGATCTCCTGAAATGTAACTTCCATTATAATCTCTTTGAGCTTGTTTAACCATATCGTTTTCTCCAGAACCTTTAGAAAAAAATTTTCTACCTTTAAGAGCCTCTGCTCTTGGATCAGGCTTCTTGACTTTTTTCTTTTTCTTACCAGCCATTTGCTGAAGAAGTTTCTGAAGTTTTTGTTTAGACATTACTTATTAATCTTACCACTTTTTTTAGCTTTAGAACCAAACTTACCATAAGACTCATCTCTTGATGCTTTCAATTGTTTTGGAGTTCTTTTCTTTTTAATTCTCATTGCAATTGACTCATCTTTTCTATCTTTGTAACCTTGTTTCTTTTTCTTAACAGAACCACCTTTTTTATACATAGCTCCGCCTCTCATACCCATGTCATCTTTGTAGTAACCAGATTCCATGTCTTTTCTAGCAGTAGACATTCCACCACCCATTTTTTTTACTCTTCCACCTACTTTGTATCCTTTAGGTGTTACTTGTTTATTAAATCTATTATTTGCCATTATTTTTTTCCTCCGTTTTTAAAGATTTGTGTACCCTTAATTCCAAAAATTGATCCGACGACTAAAATCCAAAGGGTACTGAACCAAGTCGGCAGTGCCGCGAAATGTTCGAAGAAAGTTTTCACTTTATCGAGAGCGCCAGGATCCTCCGAGAAGACTCCCCACGCGAGCACAATTATGGGCGCCGACAAAATTACGAGAACGAATTCGTCCTTGTAGTCGTTTTGACGTGCCTCTAACAACTTGCCTTGGTATTGTTCTTCACCTCGGGCTTGTCGTTCTGCGTGCAACAGTTGAGCATCAGACATCGCGACTTTTGCCTTCTGCTTGTTAGCATAAATTTTACTACCAGCAGAGACAGCTAATTTAATTGCTGATAACCACATACTAGTACCAAGTTGCTTTTACAGGTTTTTTATCTGGTCGCATACGCTTTGTACCTCTTACATCTACTGTTTGTGATGTAAATGGATCAGTCATTTCAACTGGAATCCCACCTTGTTGCTCGCCTTTTGCGTTAGCACCAAGTTCAGGTACAACTTTTACGTTGTCTCGACCTTTATTTATTTTTTTAACCATAGTTTTCTCCTTAATTTGATTTATATCTATTTTTTATTAAAATTTCTACCGAAATCGTGAATCTTGCTTTGATCAGCCATTGTTTGTTTAGCCAAAGAGACTCCTGCACGTAGTCCAGCTAGTTCTTCGTTTTGTTCTAGCTTTTCATCGTGTTGTTGGTCGTTCATCATCGCTCTCATAGTGTCTAAATCCAATCTTGCTTCTCTATTCATAGCTTGTTCTTGATCATTTTTAGCTTTTATGTCTAATTCACGTGATTTTAGTTTTAATAATGGATCACCACCTACTTCAGAACTAATTTTGTCTTCTTCTTTAGCGTAATCTACCATCATTTCTGCAATTAACTTCGCTTTTCTTGATTCAATCTGTGAAGTTATTTGTTGAATCCTTTGTTGCATTTGAATTGCTTGTGGATTTTGCATCATTTGTTGTTGCATTTGTGGATTCTGCATCATTGGTTGTAATTGTTGTTGTATCATTTGTAATTCTTGCATTTCTTCTACAAATTCTAACTGAATTTGTTCCTGTGCCATATAAGAAATATGTTCAAGTATGTTTTTTTGTAATGCCATCATTGCTGCAGGATTATTTTGGACCATAGAAATAGACATAAAAGCTAAATGAGCATCAATATGTGCTTTGTGGTCTTGTCCTGGAAATGCTTGAAACGGTTTTCCACTCGTTGCCATAATATTTTCTAATGCAGGGTCCATCGGTTGTGGTGGAGCAGGCGGTGGCAAGATCGCATTTACATTTTTCACACCCAGCGCATCATACATAGATCTATACGCTTGGTATAAATTATGCATACGAGGATTTGATTGCGCTAGCTGTAATTGACTTTGTGCCAGTGAGATTCTTTGCGTCTGTGAGAAGATGTTTGGATCTGCTACAGGTAATATATCTATTCTGTCATCAAAATCTTGTACTTTAATTTCACGTCTTGCACCTGGTACATCATATGGATACACCGGTGGTAAGTATGTTTTAAATACTTCTGCTAATAATTTGAATTCTTGTTTAAGACCAACGTATAGTCTTTTGTGGATTGCGGACATAACTCTAGAGCCACGTTCTAATAGTGCAACTGTAGTTCCAACTGCAGCTTGTTGATTCATATCTCCAACTTGCATATCAGCAATTGCTGCAAATCTTTGACCTGCATTGACTACAATTCCCATTAATTGTAATAGAGTTTGGTCTGGTCCTTTAAAAGGTAAAGTCATAAACTGATCTTTGATGTTTCCACCAGGTGCATCCACATCTCTAAACTCACCAGGTTGTAATGGTTGTGCATCATCTCTAACTCTAATACCACGAGACTTAAATCCTGCTGGTAAGTTTGCTAAAGTTCCTGCATCAAGTAATTGTCTTAACGCTGCTGTTGCAGTTCTCGTTAAGCCACCAATCATATGAATTAAACCAAAACCATAGAAACCAGTTCCAGGTAAAAATTTAAATTGTACAAAGTAATTTACTTTTCTTTTTAATGGATCTTCTGCAGCATAGTTTCTTCTAATAGATAAAACTTTATTTCCTGCTTGAGATACAGTTACAACGTACGGAAGTTTAATTCCTGTAGGCTCACCATCTCCTCCCATATCTTCATAACCTTCTAAATCTAAATTAGTGTGAACTTCATACAAAGTATATTGATCTTCTTGACCATCTTTAGCAATTCCTTCAAGTTCTAATTTTTTATCTTGTAATTCATTTTCTACAACAGGTGGTGATCCTAATTCTACATCTCTGTAGAATCCTGCCACTTGTTGTTTTCTTAAATCATTTTCAGAAATTTTAATTACGTGAATTACTGCCTCTGCATCTTCTAAACTGTTTGCAGAATACGGAACAATTAAATCATCCGCAGGTACAAACTTTGATACGGCTCTACCTAAAAGATCGTCATAATAAACTTTCTTAAAAGTAGAACCGGATAGAGGGAGGTAAAAAAGCATTTGATCAAACTCTGGTTCGTATTCTTTCATTTGATCCATAATCTGATAGTTCATAAAATCTTTAACACGTTTAGACTGTTCTTCTTTAGCAGTATCAACTGCTCCTAAAATTTGAGTTCTAACCGGACCATCAGCTGGTAATAATTCTTTGTAAGCTTGCGCTTGAAATTGTGTAACCGCTTCAGCAAGTACAGGGTGGTTAACACCGGATGCACCTCTGAAAGGTTCTGTTCTTCTTTCAAATTTAAATCCTAAAAGATCTAAACCGTTTTTGTAAGTGTCTTCCCAATCACCACGTGATTCTTTGTACTCGTTATAGTGATCTACCATTTTAGCACCTAACGGTTCTAAAACACCATCTCCTAAAAAGTCTGCTAGGTTTTCAAAATGATCTTGGCCACCTTCTTCAGTAATTGCACTAGGGTCAAATGCAATTTCTGCACCACCCTCTTCATCCATAGTAACTTCTACATTACCTTTTTGATTTTTCTTTTCAATGATCTCTTCTCTTGCTTCAACTAATTCTTCTTGCTTTGGAACTTCAACAACAGTTTCTGAAACGTTTGGAAGCGGTTTATCTATCGTGGCCATTTATTATTTTCCCTCTTTATTGAACAGGTTATATATGAATCCCTCTTCATTTTGATATTTCTTATACTGGTCATATGCAGTCATAGCTGTACTTACTGCAAGTCCCGGTAAACCTGCAAACCTGCTTATACCCCTAATTGTAGCAGGATTCAATCCTAATCTCAAGGCACTGTTTAGTTTACCAGATTCAGCTATCCCTGATACTTTTGATAGTGGTTCCATTGCAGCAAGACCTATCCAGTTCATTGGGTCTTGAGCAATCTCTGCTGTAGATTTTCCATCTTTTACTTGTTGACCTACAAAGTAAGAATCAATTAAAGCAGTAGGTAAAGGAGCTCCAACTTTAGCTAGAGTTTTAGTAACTGTTTTTAAAACGGTTGGACTTGTCTTTGGTGGTTTAGTATCAATATCAACAGGTATTGGATTCTCATCTGCATATATTTTTAAATCTTCAGTAACATTCTTAACAGCAAAATCTGGATTATTAGTTTCTACAATTGCACCTATATCGTTGTTCCACTTTAAACTAACTTCTTGAAATTTTTCAACTGGATCTGCAATTTGTTT